CGCCCTTGCTCACGAGCCAGCCGCCCGCCTTGGTGAAGCGGCTCAGAACCGGGCTGACGATGTGCGAAATCGTCCAGCTCCCGATCACCTTGGCCCCGGCGCTGACGCCCGACTTGAAGCCGGACACCAGCGCACTGCCCTTGCCGATCAGCCACCTTCCGGATCTGGCCATCCAGTTGGCGACGGGCACCAAGATGCGGTCGAACACCCAGCCCCCGATCGCCTTCGCGCCAGCACTCACGCCGCCCCTGAAACCGGAGACGAGCGCACGCCCCTTGGACAGCAGCCACGACCCGGCACGCGAGAAGGCGCCAACAACCGGGTCGATGACCCACTTCTTGGCGAAGCCGCCAATGCTCCGGCCGCCCCGGGCGATACCGCCGCCGAAGCCCCGCGCGACGTCGGCACCCTTGCGGATCAGCCAGCCGCCAGCCTTGACGAAAGGCTTCACGACGAGGCCGACGATCTCGCCGACTTTCGCAATGACCCAGCCGGCTCCATCACGGATGCCGTTGCCCAGGAAGTGGATGGCGGCCTTGCCCTTGTCCATCAGCTTGATGCCCCACACGCCGATGCGCGTGGTGAGCAGCCCGCTTTCGCGTTCAACGACGCTTGCGGCCTCAGGGAAGACCTTGGCGAGCCCCCTCCACAGGTTCGTACCGAAGAACTTCACGGCCTTGCCGAAGGCCTTCTCGATCCAGCCGCCGAGCTTCCCGACGCCCTTGAGTAGCGGCTCGAAGACCTTCAGGAACGGGATGTGCTCGAAGACCTTGCCGAGTACTCCGGCGACGCGACCGATCGGGATGATCGAGATGACCGCAAGGATCGTGTCGAGCCAGTGCTTCTTCCAGAAGTCGAGGCTGAACAGGGGGTCGAACACCGACTTGATGAAGCCGATCGCGAGCGGAATCGCGGACGCCCCGAAGCCCTTGCCGATCTCGACGAAGTCCAGGCCAGCGAAGACCTTCGCGATCTTCTTGGTGAAGTCGGCGGTGTGCTTCCCGACCCAGCCGATCGCATCCCCGAGGCCCTTGCCGAGGATCGAGCCCAGGTTGCCCCAGTTGATGTCCTTGAAGCCGCCAGAGATGGCCCGGCGAATCGTCTCGCCGATCTTCTGAGCAGCACTCTTGGGCGGCTTCGCCTTCGGCGACACGAGCGAGGCCACCAGCCCCGACCCACCGTGCGGCATAGGCGCCAGGGCAGGCCCCTGCACACCGGTGGTGGGCGCCACCTGACCCACGCCGAAGTGCGGCATCGGCGCCAACGCGGGCCCCTTGGAGGCCACGGACGCCTTGCTGCTGCCCAGGTGTGGCGATGTATCGAACAGGCCGCCCAGAAGATCCGAGGTGGCCTTCTTGGTCCCGGAGAAGCCCTTGAGGAAGTCTCCGACCATGCCCTGCGCTTGGGAGAATCCTTGCTTGATCTGATCCACGGGAACGATCGCGGCCATGGCGCGGCCGAAGCGCGCGGCGGTCGGCATCGCATCGGTGGCCAGGAAGTGGATGAAGCTGGTGACCGGGGGCAGCACCTTCGTGCCGACCCGGATGCCCATTACTTCGAGGTTCGAGGTGAGCAGGTGCCATTGGGCCTCGGCGGTCTTGCGCTGCATCTTGACCGCGTCGTCGAACTTGCCCGTCGATCGGTTGATCTGCTCCTGCTTCTTCTCGAGCACGTCGAGGTTGTTGAGCATGAGCAGGATGCCGCTCGAGGAACGGCCCCCGCCGAACGCGCGGGACAGCAGCTGGGACTGCTTCGATGCGGACAGCCCCGACTTGTCGAGGTGCTCCTTCAACAGTCCGATGGCGCCGATCAAACCCTTGGGGCCGCGCATCGCGTCGGCCAAGTTCAGGCCGGTGAGCCCGATTTTCCCGAGCTGCTTTTCTGCCGCCTTAGACGGGGCGCCGAGCAGCGAGAAGCTCATGCGCAGCCGGGTAGCGGCCGACGCAGAGTCGATACCCTCGTCCGTCATCAGGGCCAAGGCGGCACCGACTTGCTTCATCGACAGGCCGAACGTCTTCGCCGAGGGCAGGATGCCGGTACCGATGGCCGCGTTGAAAGCGTCCATGCTCATGTTGCCCGCGCCGATGATCGCGTTGACCGTGGAGACAGCCTCGTGGAACGAGGTGGCGCCCTTGATGCCGGTACGCCAGGCGCCCGCCAGGGCGTTGGTGGTCTCCTCAAGGTTGGCGTGGCCGACCGCGGCCAGGTCCGCGGACTCCTTCAGCGCCTTCATCGCCGACACGTTGTCCATGCCGACGCTCTTCAGGTGGTACAGCGATTCGGCGAGGTGCTGCGGACCCTGCTGGGTAGACGTGCCCAGCTTCAGCACCTGATCCGACAGGACTTTGACGTCCTTCGCGGTGCCGCCGGCCTGCGTCGAGATCCGAGTCATCTCGGACTGGAACTCGGCTGCCTTCTTCGCCGACTCACCCAGTCCCACCGCGAGCCCGGCAGCCATGGCCGCGCCCGCCTTGACGGCGGTCTGGCCGAGCTTCGCGAGCGTGCGCTCCGTGCTGCTCGCCGACCGGCCCACGGTATTGAAGGTGCGGGATGCGCTGTCGTGGGCGATGAGCCGGTAGACGATGCTGGAACTGGTCATGACGCCTCCCCTCACTCACGGGTGGTCAGGGCCAGTTGCGGTGGCGGGGCTCAGCAGCCTCGTTCTCGGCGGCCTCGCGGTCCTCGTCTTCGAGGCGGAAATAGATCTCCCACTCGGTGAGCTCCCGGGCGGAAACCCGTCGGAGCATCTCCGCTACAGAGCAGTGGAAGACGCGTCGGGCGAGGAAGAAGTAGAACCGGCGCTCTCCGCCGGATCGGAGTTTCCCTCCAGCTCAGCCTTCTCCTCCTCGGACAGGCCGGACAGGCGGGAAGCGACGTCGTACAGCTTGTCGATGACGGCACCGTTCTTCGCGCCGAGCGCGGACGCGTCCTGGTCGGTGAACAGCCGCTCCCCGGACTCGTCAATGAGGCACTTCACGAGGAGCTTGGCCCGCATGCCTTCCTGGACGAGGACAGCTTCCATGCCCTTGCCGTCGAAGGTGGGCCGGAACTGCCGGACCGAACCCTGGAAGGCGTCGAGCTCGTCGCCGGTGAGGCCACGGACGATGACGTCGTCCCCCCACTCCTTGACGAAGACTTTCTCGGTCTGGACGTCTACGGCTCCGAGGATGCCGTCTCGGGACAGGGCCATGGTTCTCCTAGCGGATGTCTCGTGAGATGCCGTCGAGGACGCGGTTGACCGCTTTGCGTGAGGCGGGGCCGAGAGGTCGCACGACGTGGAAGAAGTAGGGCTGTTTCGGCTGGTTGACCCACCGGTCACGGTGGCCGAAGACGGGGTGACGCCAGCGCTTCGTACCCTCGACAGCCTTCGGTAGGCCCTTCATGTGGGTGGGCATTTTGCGGCCGTCGACGCGGATCGCGATGCCCGCCTGCCGGCCGACGGTGCGGACCTCGAGCTTCGTGGCGCGCGACAGATTCCCGCGCAGGCCGGACGCGCTGTAGGCGCGCTTCGACGGGATGGAGCGGATCGAGTTGCGGACCACGGGCACGAGCGGCTTGGCGGCGGCCCGTAGTTCCTTGGCGAACCGCTTCTTGATCTCTTTGTTGTCCATGCCGCGCAATTCGCGGGAGATGCGCCGCAGGTCATTGCCGTGACGCAGCCCCCACTCCCCTGCCATTACGCATCCACCTCCCTACGGCAGGCCGTCAAGCTCCCGATGACAAGGGACGCAGAGCGGCATGTAGTGGCTTGCCTCTGTGCTGTACAGCCGACCCTCGTCATCGCGACGCTCGTTGGAGTCGCCGTGGTCGTATGCCCACTGCTCGGCGCCATCGCCACAGTGACGGCAGTGGTGCTGTGTTGCCGGACCCCGCAGTGACCGAACACGCATGTGAATTCCGGAGTAGCCGATGTTGTCGCCGCGGAAGTTACCGCTCGTCTGGTCGACGCGATTCGGATCGCCATGCTTCCACTGGCGCACATAGTGCATTTCACATAGGCCGCGGGCCTTTGGTGTTCGGGTGCAGTCGTCCATGGTGCACTCAGTGGGATTCCGCTGGCACAGCTTCGCGGCCTGGCCCGGGTCGCCATGGATGCGCCGTCGGCGATAGTGCATCTCGCACATGCCGCGTTTCCGTGGCTGGCCGACGCAGCCATCGACCGCGCATTCGCTCCCGTTCTTGAGCTTCAAGCTTTGAGCGGGCCCGAGGTCGCCAGTCTTTCGCCATCGCAGGTAGTGCATCCTGCACCATCCACGCGACTTAACCAGGACTGGACGCTCGCACTCGTCAACGGAGCAGATAATCTGGGGCATGGCTCGCCTCTCGGTACCGTCGAGAAGGTGGGTTGGAAGCCGTTCGGTAGGCGCCGAGCGGCTTCCTCTATTGTCGCAGGTGAGCGCCCATGTCGCCTACGGAATCGTGACGTTCTCAGCGGGCACCTTGGTGATCGCATACTGGAACGTCATCGTGGCCGGGTTCTCCACGTCCCGTGACTTCGGGACGCCCGTGACCTTCACCGGGAACACGTCCATCTTCTGGCTGGTCACGTCCCCCTCGGGGAAGATGACGATGAATCCGGCAGCATCACGCGGCATCAGGGTTCGCGCGTCCGCCGAGTTGGACGACGCATACAGCGTGACTGAAGAGTCGTCGGCGGTGATACGGCCCGGGATCTTCGACACGAAGCGCGTGCCGAGGTCCGGGGTGTCCTGCTGGTCACTGCTCGTTGCGAAGCCAGATACGGCCTGAACCTCGGCCGTCAGGTCGGAGCCAGCGTTCAGTTCCGCACGGCTCGGCGACAGATAGTTGGAGATGGTCGCGACCCAGTAGTAGCGGGTCGTACCCGGCGGGATGTACCGGGACGTTGCAGCGATCGGCGTGGCCACCATGGGTCAGCTCTCCTCTTCGTTCTTCTTGGCGGCCGTCTTGGTGCGCGACCGCGCCGGCCTGTCGGTGGGTTCCGCCGGCTCCGACTGCTCCGGCTCGTCTGCGGTCTCGGCCGCCCGGTCCGTTTCCTCGGCTGCCTGCGCCTTCAGCGCGGCACGCTGCTCGAGCTCGTCGGCTGGGACCTGCTGCCAGCCCGCGCCCGTGTAGTGCGGCAGGGCGTCGGCGTCGACTTCGATCTCCTGGGTTTCCGGCAGAGTCGGGTGCCGGAGGATGACGGTGCTCACGGGACCCTCACCACCGCGACAGTCACCGAACCGGTGGCCGAGTAGGCGATGCTCGCCAGCCCGGTCGTCGGATCCGCGTACAGCGAAGCGATGAGCGGGATGACGCCGAGCCCGGTGGTCAGCGCGATGCTCGGCGATGTGCTGTCCGCGATGGCGAGCCGGCCGTCGATCTGGCCGGGTGTCGTCAGCGTGACGGTGATGCCCGCGCCGCTGGCGTTCTTGACCAGCAGGAACGTGCCAGGCCCGCATGCCGCGGTGTCGCCATTGGCGGCAGCGACGAGCGAGGTGGAGATATCGACGCCCACATTCGGGACGGCTTGGGTGACGAGCGCGGTCATCCGCGTGCTCCTGTTCTGATTGACGTGTCATCAGCACGCGAGGACGATCCGCGCATGACTGTCCTGAAGTGGTGGTTCGTGACCGTGCCCGTATGGGGCTGGCATCTCGTGGGATCGCACTGGAAGAGCCTCGGCGGCCTGGTCCTGCTGACCTTGATGGCGCTCGCCTACGCCACGGTCACGCTGCTCGTGGTCGGATGCGGGTACCGGCTCCTCGCATGGGCTGGCAGGCACGTGGGCCGCGGCGTCATCCGAGGAGCTCGCGAGGCACGAGCCCGAGACGAGCAGCCCTAGATGCCACTGTAGGAGTCGCAGGACACCTCGAACACGACGACTGCCTGCGCGCCATCGTTGGTCTGTCCCTGAGTGAGCGAGTGCGAGCCGACCATGGCGCGCATGACCGCCCCGCCCAGCGTGCGGTCCCGGGCGATGGCCGCACCGGCAGCTGACAGCAGCTCGTAAGCCCGCTGCCGGGCCGCCGGTAGATCGGTGGTGCCGCGCAATGCGGCTGCCGCACACCGGATGGTGAACTGCTCCCGATCCGAGGAACCGCCAAGCCCCTCGGTCATTAGCTGGGATTCCGCATCAGACTCGCCCTCGGTGCCCGTGTAGCCGACCGAGATCACCTCCCGGACAGTCGCCTGTGACGTCGACGGCCCGTCTCGCACTGTCACGCCCGCCAGTTCA